AAGAAAATAAAAAAACCTCAACGCTCTTGTCCTGTGTGTAAAACATATTCATTTTCTACAAAAGATGACCTATATATGAATAGGTTTAAATGCTGTTTCAGGTGCTACATTGATTTTGTCGAAGGAAACGAAGATCGATGGAGAGAAGGTAAGCGCCCGGAACAGCAAAGAATAGAGACTGCCTTGAGGAGAAGAAACTAATGTCAAATATTCTAGATATTGTTCAGGGTTTGGGGCAAGCCGCCGCAAATGCTTATGATGGGGCTCACGACGAAAATGGTGAGCCTCTTACAATCGGTTTGAAAAGAGAGGAAGGACACCCAATCCTTGATAGTCGTGTGATGGACGGATTTAGTGTGAAATTCGCTGGCGATAAAATGTTGGTTTTATATCAGGGCGAAGTAACCATGAAAGAGGTTCATCCCAGGAATCGCTTTGAAAACGAGATAGAACAACGATTTGCGGACATATTAAAATTCCTTAAGAAGGAATATAGAAAAATTACCAAAAGCAGCGTTAAACTAAAAGAGGACGGCGAGGCCGACATTATGGTCCAGAGCACCTCTAGGGTTAGAAACTGGGTCCAGGCTAAGAAGTCGTACAAAATTAACGGAACCGAAGGCGTTGATAAGTTGGGTCGTCCATCGAACGACAAGTTAGAAACGAGCGTTCGAAATTTTTTGGACAAATCAACAACCAAGCGAGCCAAGAACGACAAAGCCCCTTCTAATCCCGATACACCATCTTGAAACAAGAATGAGGTTAGATGGCTCTTTCGAAGCGAGAAATAAAAGCAGAACTTCTCCGTATGGGAAGAGATCCTGCATATTTTATAAATAATTATTCAAAGATAACTCACCCCATCGAAGGGCTGATTCCGTTTAAGTTATACAATTTCCAGAAAGACGCAGTAAAAAACTTTCAGGACTATAGATTTAATATAATTTTGAAAGCCAGGCAGTTGGGTCTATCAACAACGGTTGCTGCCTATGTTTGTTGGTTGATGGTTTTCCATCGAGAGAAAAATATCTTGGTCGTAGCTACCAAGCAACAGACCGCAACAAATCTTGTAAGAAAAGTAAAAGCAATCCACAAATATTTGCCGAGGTGGGTTAAACAGGTAGCTACAATCACGGTAGATAATCGCACGTCGTTCGAATTGACAAACGGTTCTCAGGTAAAAGCAGCTTCAACAAGCGGCGACGCCGGTCGTTCTGAGGCACTCTCTTTGCTCGTCGTCGACGAGGCCGCCCTAATCGAAGGCATGGATGAACTGTGGGCGGGTCTTTATCCCACTCTTTCAACGGGCGGGATGTGTATTGCCCTTTCAACGCCATATGGTGTCGGCAACTGGTTCCATAAAACATATATCGAATCCCAGGAAGGGAAAAATGACTTCTACTCTATGAAGCTACCCTGGGACGTCCATCCGGATCGTAATGACGCTTGGTTTGCAAAAGAAACTAGAAACATGTCCAGCCGAGAGATAGCCCAGGAACTACAGTGCAACTTTAATGCTTCGGGCGAAACGGTAATCCATCCGGATGACTTAAAAAGACTATTTCAGATAGTTGTTGAGCCTAAATATCAGACCGGATTTGACCGAAATTATTGGATATGGGAGGAGCCCCAGCAGTCTATTCCTTATATCGTATCTGCTGATGTGGCAAGAGGCGACGGTACCGATTATAGCGTTGCTCATGTTTTTCGTTTGGACACAATGGAGCAAGTCGCAGAATACCAAGGGAAAGTAACTACAGACATGTTCGCCCCTCTTTTGTATAATATAGGGAGAGAGTATAACAACGCCCTTACTGTGATCGAAAATAATTCTCTTGGACTGGCGGTCCTTAACAAAATAGAAGAATTAGAGTATCCTAACATTTATTACTCAGCAAGATCAACGCATGAGTACATTGAGGCAAGCATGATAGACGTAGTCGACGGCATAGCTGGATTTACTATGTCTATGAAAACCAGACCACTGGTAATTGCAAAATTGGAAGAGTTTATTAGAAACAAGGTCATTAATATAAGATCGCAAAGACTTGCCAATGAGCTAAAAACATTCATTTGGAAAAATGGCAAGCCCCAAGGAATGAGGGGCTATAACGATGATTTAGTCATGGCTCTTTGTATGGTGTGCTGGGTGCGAGACACTGCACTTATCACCAACAAGAGAGAAAATGAATACAAAAAAGCCTTGCTCGGAGCCATGTCGGTTTCGAAAAGCAAACTAGATACTAGAATAGAGGGTATGACAGGCTATCGTCCTTCGGCGAATGAAGCGACTAATTATGATAAAGACGTCCTATCTATCAAAGGGATAATTAAGGGGTAATAATGGCTGAAAATGATAACAACAATCCTAGGAACCCGGAGTCGGCGCTTTTCAAGCGCCTGACGAGGCTTTTTAGCGGACCAATCGTTAATTACCGCCAACAGGCAATATTTAGAGGTCGATCGCATAATACACAAAAATATACATTTCGCTCTAATACCGGAAAATCCTTCAAGAGAAGAGAGCATTTTAATCCTTTCGAAGGCGTCCAGGCTAAAATTCTACAAGGACAAAGAAGAGAGCAGAGATACACAGATTTTGAGCAGATGGAATTCACTCCCGAGATCGCTTCTTCGTTAGACGTGTATGCAGATGAGATAACTACATCAACAGCAGTAAATCCTCTACTAAGAGTTGATTGTTCGAATGAAGAGATAAAAGCAATAATTCACACACTTCTCTATAATGTGTTGAATATTGAGTTTAATCTATTCAACTGGGCCCGCAGTATGTGCAAGTATGGAGATTACTTTCTTTACCTTGATATCGACGAGGAAAAAGGGATTATAAATACAATTCCTTTGCCCATTCGTGAAGTCGAGCGAGTAGAAGGAACTGATCCAACAAACCCCTCATACATCCAGTATTATTGGACAAGCGGAAAAGAGGGAGTGACATTTGAGAATTGGCAAATCGGACATTTTAGGGTTCTTGGGAACGATCTGTATGCCCCTTATGGAACATCGTGCCTTGAGCCCGCACGCCGAATTTGGCGACAACTTACCTTGGTAGAAGATGCAATGATGGCCTATCGAGTTGTCCGCTCTCCGGAGCGGCGAGTCTTTTATATTGATGTTGGAGGTATTCCGCCCAACGAAATAGAACAATATATGGAACAAGTAAAGACCCAGATGAAAAGGAATCAGGTGGTTGATGCTGACACAGGTCGAGTAGATCTTCGGTATAATCCAACTTCGATTGATGAAGATTATTATATCCCAGTAAGGGGGGACACCTCTTCTAGGGTGGATACTCTTGCAGGCGGCTCAATTACTGGAGATATTGATGATGTCAAGTACCTCAGAGATAAGCTTTTTTCGGCACTTAAAATACCCATGGCATATTTGGCGCAGTCAGAGGCTATGGAAGACACAACTACCTTGGCTCAAAAAGATATTAGATTTGCCAGAACTATTCAACGGCTTCAGAGAATTGTAGTTGCAGAGCTAGAAAAAATTGTTATAATACATCTTTATACGTTAGGGTTTCGAGGGGAAGATCTAATGTCTTTCAAGCTTGGATTAAACAACCCATCAAAGATTGCGGAGTTGCAAGAACTTGAACACCTCAACAGCAAGTTCGACATTGCAGGAGCGGCAACTGAGGGGTTCTTCTCTAAGCGTTGGGTATATAAGAATATATTTAATCTTTCCGATGAAGAGATCGAAAGAATTCTCGGGGAGCAGTTCTTTGATAGGAAGCACGAGGCTCTCTTGGAGGCCGTCGCCGAAGGCGTGTCGGCAGAGTCGGCATCAATGTCTGGTGGCGGTGAAGAAGGTCTTGGCGACGAAGAAGGTCTTGGCGACGAAGGAGACCTTGGCGACGAAGAAGATCTTGGCGGAGAAGAAGATCTTGGCGGAGAAGAAGGCGAAGAAGAGACTCTATTGGCAGCCCCTGGAAAAAGAGATGGATATTTAACACCCGGCGCAAAGGGTAAAGTATACGTCCCAGCCGTTGTCGATCAGAGAAAACATACGGGACCTCGCCGTCGTCACCTTAATGCCACCGGAGGGCGAACAAGAACTACTCGGAAGGACGTCTTTCCTGGGCTGAAGAATAACCTGACTCTGGCCAGGGGAATAGCTAATGAGGCTTATGAACAAAAAGAAGAAAAACTTATATTTGAAGCAAGCCACGAGATAAAGAGACTAATTAAAGAG